GGATTTTCCGGAGATGATTATAGACGGGCGCGCCTTCAGGAATTTTCGCCCAGACTTCAAGGATGCGCTTTATAGGGAGATAGGGCGTGCCAAGGGCTATGAGAACGGCTATTATCCCAATAAGGAAGATAGTGGCTCAGGTTCTGGCGGCAATAACGGGCTTATGGCTTTGCTTTTGCAACAGAACATAAGCCTATTACAAGATTTGCGGGACAACCCCATAACCGCCTACATGCCCCGTACCATGCAGAATGCAAAGCACCTAAAGGAAGATATAGAACAGTACCAGCGCTTGCGCAATAAAAACAAGAGATAAATGGCCTATACAGCTTTTACCAATACCATATTCCAGAACCATAGTGCCAATACCTTGTGCAACAAATTGGTGCAGGCCGTTATAGATTTTTCGGGTAGTACGGCGCACCAGTCCAAATTTTTGCTTACCGGTTGTGTTGCAGATTATTTTCAGTTTCCCAACACCAATAGAACCTCCAACACTATTTCTTTTGTTACTAGCGATGCGGACATTTACGCGTATTTTGTTTCAGATGTAGCCAAGCTTATAAATGTACGCAGTGCCATTGCCTATAAGGATAGGATAGCGATCATAACCCAAGAACTCTACTATGTAGAAATATGGTTTAGAGAAGTTGTTTTATCGCCCGTTACTTATAGCGGTGTATATCTTCAGAACCGCATACAGATAAGCAGAGCCTTATTGAGCAACTGCCAGAACGGTACCTTCACTGGTGATGAAGCTCCTATGGCGTGGGGTATCGGTATTTTTAGTCCTGGTGGCACCACGTTTTATGATGAGGGTAGCAAGATATTTCCTAAGTCCCTTGGCTTTCAATATGTGCAAGGTGGTAGTGTTCCGGCAAGTAAAAGCATTTCTACTGGTTTTAGGAATTATGCCCTTACCGGCGAATTTAAAAGATATGGGGATTTTAAGGCAAGTATATCTATAGAGGATGCCAGCGGAAAAGGATTGCAGGCAGAATTTTTATTGGCCAGAATAAATAATGGTGCCACCTATCTTCTTGAGGGAAATCCGTTGAAGGTGCAGACCGTGGTTGCCCTGGTTAATTTAGATTTGGTAGATGCGGGGGAATACAGGGTAAATGTACTTTGGGAAATATTGGGCACCAGCAAGGTTACGGGCATAGAGCAAGTGTTGGAGACCCTTAGCCTACCCGTATCGCTAACCGTTATTGGCGATACCCAGTCATCTGTCAGTTCAAGGTCATTGGTATTCGAGCACGTGATCGGCGAGGCGATGCCAGCGGGCAAGGAATTGGAATTTGTGAATAGGGGAGCGTTTACATTGTCCGGAGCACGCTTTTACACCTTTACCGGAAATACCATACAGGATAGCAGCAGCGGCACCCTAACAAAGGCTACGGGCAGCGGTAATGCAAAAATAAACGTTTTGCTTGGCCGTGCCGTAGAAGCCTTGGGTGTAGGTTTCCATTCTGGCACCATCAACTTTTTTGGTGCCGATCGTATAAGCATAACCGTAATTATTAAGATTAGCGCATCAAGGAATTTAGAGGTATCGCCAAAAGCAATGTCCTTTAGGGCTACCAATGGCGTGGAAGAAGCGCAAGTGCAGGTATTGTATGTTGCCAGTCCTATTGCCTACACGCTTTCTGTTCCGGACTGGATCAACACCTACACAGAAAATGGGAATTTGATTATATACCCTGTAGATACCAATAGTTTTTCCCCTGGTACGTACAGCGGCTTTATTACCCTTACTTCCGAGGAAAATACCGTGCGCGTTCCCGTTATTTATATCATAGAAGCAAACGGTTTTACCGATCTACTGCAGGGAGAGATAAATTTTACGGCGGACAACAAAAGAGTGAATTACGCCACCAAGAAAACTGGTACCTATGTAAAAGCGTCCTACACCGGCACTTATTACGATATCCATGGAAATCCAAAAGAATTCAACCACACTACAGATGTTCCCGTGTACAGCGGCAAGGGTCACTTTTTGCCTGGTGTATTGTTGGGCAGTATTTTGGAAAGTATTGGCTCTATACAGGATGTGATTACCGGCAATCTTGTGCAGCAGCTCTTGCACCCTGTTCCATATTTTACCAGTGGTAGTATAAATATGTTACTGGAGGAGCGCAACCTAAGTAACGATGCCCTTAGGGAAACCGTGTATCTGGAAGATTACCTATTCCAAAAAGGCATTACTCCTGTAGCTTTTGAAAACAGTATAGGCGCTTCGGCTACCGAAAGTCCTTTGCGCGTTACTGTTAATAGTTATGCCATGTTCAACTTTTATCGTGATCCGGGCATACATACTATGGAGCTGCATAAAAACGGGCAGCTATTGCAACGCATAGAGCATGTGGCGAACTATAGCAGCGGTTACGGTATGGCATTGAATTTTGCGGCGCACAATGAGGGCGATATGATTCAGGTGAAACTGCGTACTTCTGGCAATGCCTGGTACGTTCGTAAGTACATAGTATTCCCTGAAGGTAAGGAAAGCTATCACATTGCATGGGTAACCAAAAACGAACAGATAGAGCTGATGGAGTTTACCGGAGCGCTTAGTATAGGTAGTGATTATAGTCCCATAGAGAACCGCGTATATAAAGATGTTGTGGATATTACAGAGGTGTTGGAAATACGAAAAACACAACGTGTCAAGGCCAATACCGGATGGATACTAAAGGATAATTTTGCCTTGGTAGATAGTATAGCAAGGAGCCGAAGGGCTTGGCTGCTAATAGACGGTGCTTATGTGCCTATTGTTGTGCAGACTTCCAAACTTAGCAACTACAATAGCGAGAGCGCGCTTTACGCCTACGAACTGGATTTTAAAATAAACCCCGAACATGATAACAAAGTGTATTCACGCTAATTTTGAGTTAGATTTATCTGCATACGAGATAACCATTACCGAGGACAACCAATGGTTTAGCGATCGCTTTTTTACAAAATACACCTTCCCTATAGATGTGGAGCTGGACGATGATATCAATAAGAAATTTGGTCAGTTGTTGGATATCGGAGTAGAGAATCCGGTTACGTACTATGATGTAGTCCTCTTTATAGAGGATGGGCATACACAGGCCGTATTGGAAATTTTAGAGATAGTGGATCGCAGGGCTTCCATTCAATTGTCTTTTGGTTTTGACGAGTTTCCAAATTGGGACAAAAAATTGGCGGAGCTTCCGCTGCAGGTATTGGAAGCTGGGGAACCCCTCACAGATCATGGTATCGGAATTATTTCTAAATCATGGCCTACGGTCAACTATAATTTTGTGCAAGTACATACGGACAGCTTTGATGCCGCTGGCGATAAGTGGCACGGTTTTGAGGGCATTGTAAACAAATACGTGAATGGGGCATTTGTGGAGAACGAATTTGATGCTGTAGAAAATATCGCTTACAACAGGAATATAATGATACCCATGCCCTACGTAATGCACATTTTGCAAAAAGGCTTTGATGATGCGGGCTACTCTTTAGGAGGTGACATTTTAAATGATATCGAGCTTAGAAAAATGTTGCTCTATAAAGAAGCGGAGGAGTATAGTAGTGGTAGCGTTGATGGCACCGAGTATATGAGCCGTTTAAACAGTTATGATAGTCTGGTGACGGTTACGTATCGTTATGCAGCGGGTAACCTGAACAAGGCTTGGCGTACGCTTGCCCTTTATGAGGATACCATTACTTTTAGTAGGCGGGGCAGGTATAAGATATCGGGTGTAGTGTATCTAAGGCGGCGGTTTTCCGATTCCAAAGCGGAAATATTTTTTAAAGGCCAAAGTGTGGCAAGGTATTATGAAGATTACATAAGACAGGATAGTGACCGCTGGAGCGAGCGTGTAAGGTATGTAGATCTTAATGTAGACGTAGACGATATTTCACAGGTAGTCACTTTGACCAATAGAACGCTCCCGCAGCATTTGGTGAACGAGGTTTTGGAAAACGATACTATATTATGGGATTTGACAATCACGCCACTAGCCATTTATGATGAAAACGGTTTGCTTGCACCGCCTGTAATAACTACGCAAAAAGTAGACCTTACCAAGGTAGTACCGGATATTACCTTTGGTGACTTTATTACGGCCCTAAAGAATTGGAAGAATTTAGATTTAAAGATTCAGGGCAACACGGTGGTTATGGACTATATACAGCCCCAAATGGAAATTAACGAAGTCGTAGACCTTAGCCATCACAATCAGCGTGCGCCTCGTAGAACTTTTAAACAGGGCGATAGCTATAGGTTGATGTTCAAGGAAATTTCTTCTGATGATTACGAGCCGGAAACGGTTTATGTAGATGTAAACGGAGTAAGCTATTCTACCACCGATGGCAATGACGAGACCAACGAAATAGAAATCGGCGCCGTTCCCCTACCCCTAGAGCTACGGGGCAATATACAGACCGCATTTGCGGTAGACGATGGTAAGAGCAATATATGCGCGGTGCTGTATCAAGGTAGCCAGGGCATTGTTAATCTGGCCGAGGACAACACCGAGATTATGCTAAGGCGGGTCTATGAGAGGCATTATAGCCAATGGTTGAATTTTAGGATAAAGAGCCAGTCCTTTAGCACCAACTTTAACGCCCCTACATCCTATACCAAGTCGGTCGAAATCACCAACAAAGTTCTGATGTACAATAAGCTGTTTTTGATACGCACCAAGACCAGGACAACAATTGTAGGTACCAGTCTTAGTAATTATGAATTGGAGCTGGAGAGCCTAAAATAGGCCGTCCATAAGGTTGATTTCTTCGTTGGCCTCCTGCTCCACAATATGCACGTATATCATGGTCATGGTAATAGTGCCGTGGCCTAGAAGTTTTTGCAGCTTTACCACGTTGCCACCTGCCCGCAGGAAATTGGTAGCAAAGGTGTGCCGCCCAACATGGAAGGTAATATTCTTTGCAATTTTCAGATGAATACCTATGGCCTTAAGGTTGCGGTTCATTTGTTCCGGTGTTACCTTTAGAACAAATAAACGTTCATCATGTTCAATGATGGTCCTGCATTTTTGGGTGATGGGAATAGATTGCCGCTTGGTGGTCTTGCGTGCCGTAAAATCTACGTAGGGCATTCCGGTGAGTTGCTTCCGTTCCAGGTCCAGCACATCCCCAAGGCGGATTCCGGTAAAGCAGCTGAACAGAAAGTAACCTAAGGTCAGTCTCCAATGTTCCGGGGTAAACGGGCTTAAATAATAATTATAGATATGTTTCAGTTCCCTAACATTTAGGTCTACCCTATTTCCTCGGGTGCTTCCTACTTTGATATCCTTAGGTTTTATGTTGAACTTTATACCCTCGTCGTCCGCAGCGTTCAATATTTTTTTTATCGTTGCAATGTTGCTATTTATTGTGCTTTTCTTATTTCCTTTTCCTGCAAGTAATATTCGGTAGTTTTCTATGAAAGCTGCATTGATATCGGAAAAATATATTTCCCCCACATAGTTCTGCAGTTTTTTAAGTACTGATTTTATTTTGCGATAATAGCCAGGGCTTACTTTTGGACGCTCTTTTTCTATCCTGTCGGCAAAATATGCAAGGAAATCCAATCTGCTGGATGTGTTCTGTAGTTCTTGGGCAATCTTTTTAGGGCTGATTGCCATTTCGTTTAAATGGAAGTTGGTTTTGATTCGGGTTATCTTGCTGACAATATTATCTAGCAGCAAATTGTGCTGCTCCGCTAAAAATACGGTGTAAGCAATCCGTTCTTTTTCACTATCCCAATCTTTGGGGGCGCATTGCAGTCCGGTATTAACACGAACACGCTCGCCAGAGCCTGTGATACTCAGTTGGATATTGCACATACCTTTCTTGGTAATGTGGTTGTGTAGCGTGAAGTGGTGTTGGATTGTCACGAGTATTTTTTTCGTGTCATTCCTGTGACAAAAGGTAGGCAAAAAGGTCTCCATAAATCAAAAAAGCTTTGTTGGGTTAAACTATAAATAGTTGAACCACAGGACAAAGCTTTGTTTTTTAATTTATTTTGTGACCGCGAAGGAGTCATAGAAATATTTTGTAAAAATTTAAAAATCAGAAACTTACAACATTACGCGTGTCATTCTCGTGACATTTTTTTGCGTAATTCTGCAACATTGTCTTCAATATTTTGCAGGTGAGTCAATAAATCTTGGTGGGTACCGTCTTTTCTTTTTGTGTCAGGGATAGTTGTGATGGCATTTTTTTCTTCCCTTAAAAGCCAGTTTAAATCAACTTCTGGAAACACTTCCAAGACTTTCATTAAAAAATCCATATTAGGCGTCCTACCTGTAAAAAATTTATTTACATAGCCATATTCCATGTCTATTTCCTTAGCAAACGACCGTTGCGTCATGTTGTTCTCGGCAACTAGCTTTCTCATTTTATCCTTGAATTCCATAATAAAATACTTTTAAAGTGAACAAATAAGTCTATTTATTTTTGATAGTTAGACATATATGTATATATTTGCTAACAAATACTATGATTTGCTAACAAAGATAAACAAAAATAGAGCCGACGATATTGTGGTTATACACAAAGAAGTCATTGACCTACTGCAAACTAGATTGCCTAAGCGCTATGTAGCCGAAGCAAAAAAAAGATTGCTAGAAACAAAGGGAATAGACGTAAGCAGTTCTATGATAAGACAGATCAAAAACGGATATACGGTGAATTGGGAAGTGCTAGAAATCTTGACGGAGATGGCAAACCAAAACCAAAAGGCAGTATTGGCCATAGGAGAATTAATAAGTAACAAGTAACATCTTAAATTATGACAAACAAGAACAAAATGTTACCCGGAATGTTTGATGACGGAATCGAATTTTTTGTGGATAACGACAGGGTTAAAGTGCTTTCATCGGGCAGCGTTAAGGATTTTACCGAGCTTCCATTTGCAACCATCCAAATCTTAAAGGATGAGATTAATAAGGACAAACGTGCTCGTGCGCACTTATTGGACATGCACCCGGTGGGCGAATATAAACGTCTGGAGCAGTTTGTAAAATGTCGCTTTGGCGGCTTGGACTACACTGCCGATATTTCCCATGAAGGTATTCAGGATGGTGAATATTGGGATTGTCCGCTTCACGGCAATTGTGCTTCCGAAGGCGTATTGTGCAAGGCCGTCTCCATAAATGGCAGTCCTATGAGCGCACAGGACATACAGTTGGCCAAGCTCTTGGCCACCGATCACACAAACGAACTTATTGCCAGTGAAATGAATTTGCCTCTGGGTAGCTTTCATTTGGCCAAAAAAAAATTATACCAAAGGCTGGGTGTGCGCACCAAGCAAGAGGTGACCACATTGTCTCATAGACATAATCTTATCTAGGCAGCTCCTAGGTGTACGTTCATACGATAGTCCACGGACTTGGTATTTGTTTTTTTTATTTTGATGTAAGCCCTGTTTGTTCAGTGACAGGGCTTTTTAAAAACCCATGAATTATGATAGAATTAAGACAGCTTATTAGTGAAATCAATGCGCTGGAGGCACGAAACCGCCAGTATAAAATAAGGGAGCGTTTAGGTTACGAGCTGCCCGCTGATTATAGGCATAACGAATTGAAATTGGAAGGGCTTTACCGAAGAAAATCGGAATTGATTGCCCAAGTAGATGTATCTGAACCACAATTTATACTATAACATGAAAAAAGGAAGAAACAGGACTATGAGTATATGTCTAAGCGATATACCTAAGAATAGGATTTTAAAGCATGAGAATGGAAAACTATACCTAGCAGTAGGTACCTATGATTATGACGAGCCAGATAGGTTTGACAATGATTTTAGCCTGAGCATATCCCGTACCACCGAAGAGCTGGAGCGTATTAAGGCTGGTGAAAAAATAGATCGGGTATTTATAGGTAATGGGCGTATATGGCCAGATAAGGAAATGAAACCCGCTGCAGAAGAGGATTTGGACGGTCTTGGCTTTTAGATCGGTTTACAAGCAACAAAAAATAAGAACGATACGCCTACCATAGAATGAGCTACATAGACAAGGACGATATAATGAACGCCACCGAGGGTGGCCTGGTAATAATAGAAAGTTATTATCCCGGGGCTACTCATGCGTTGCAAACGGCGAGTAAGAAGTTTAAGATGCGCGGGGATGAAAAGACCGCCTCTGCCTCTATTCGCCAAAAAGAGAACGGTTGGTACTATGTGACGGATTTTGGGGGCGACCAAAAAGAGCGTAACGCCATAGAGGTGTGTATGTTCGAGGATACGCTTACGTTTGCCGAGGCCTGCAGCGAAATGGGCGCACGCTTTAGTATAAAGGGCGCAAAATTGGATACCAAATTGAGTATGCCTGTCATTACCAAAAGACCTTTGGAAAAAGATGAAGAGCCTGGTACGTATGAGTTTGAGTTCAAGGATTTCACCAAGGAAGATTTGGCCGTCATTGGTCCTAACGTTAAGGAGCGCGACTGTTTGGATTTTAACCTGCAGGTGCTTAAGAGCTTTGCTTATCGCAAGGAAAACGAGGTGGTTACCTCCGAGGCTACAGATGATTACCACATCTACAGTTTTCATCATAAGGATTGGCAAAAAATATACCAGCCCAATAGCCTGGACAAAGGGTATAGGTTCAGGTATGCCGGCAACAAGCCAAAAAAATACATCCATGGCCTTGATTTATTACGTGCGGAATTTAAGAAAAACAAGGCCCGGGCAGAGGAAGAGTACCAAGAAGGCGGCAAGGAACCAGACCCACGTTTGGATGCCGCATTTATTGTGAGCGGTGGCAGCGATGGTATCAACCTAAGGAGTTTTGGCCATTTTCCGTTATGGTTCAATAGCGAAAGCGAACAGATGGAGTATGCGGAATATAAGGACATTATGGTAATGGTAAAGGAGCTGTATTATGTTGCCGACTTGGATAATACAGGAATTAACCAAGCGGTTAAGTTGGGATTAAAGTATTTGGATATTCGTTTGTTATGGCTTCCAAAGGGTTTATCCAAATGGCGTGATAAACGTGGCAATCCAAGGAAGGATTTTAAAGATTATGTGGAAGTATTCTACAAGCCAGGTAATGAGATAAAATTTAAAAATCAGCTGAACAAACTTATAGACAATGCCCTGCCTATGAAGTTTTGGAACGAGTATAGAACGGACAAGGGCATAAAATACAGCTTTAAGAACAGCCGTGCATATCATTTTTTACAGCACCAGGGTTTTGGTAGGTACGAGCTTCAAAATAGTAAGGACGGCTTTGTATGGGTATGGAAGAGTAACGGTGTGGTAAAGATTGTAAGGGGTTCGGACGTAAAAGGTTTTGTGAATCAGTTTTTGGTAGAACGCCAAATGAACGAGGAGCTGCGCGATATGGTCTACAATACCCCGCGCCTTAACGAAACTTCGCTCACCAACTTGCCCTATGTAGAGATAGATTTTACAGATGCCGATAAAGAAAGCCAGCATTTGTTTTTTAAGAATGAAGTGTGGAAGGTTACCGCCCATGGTATAGAACGCATTAAATACGAAGCGGTAGACCGTGTTACCTGGGAGGATAAGATAGTAGACAAAAAAGTACGCATACAGGAGCAGCAATTTGCGATAAGTAAAGATGCCCATGGAGATTGGGATATTGATATTATTAAGAAAGACAATCAGTTCTTAAATTATCTGATCAACACCAGTCGTGTACATTGGAGAAAGGACTTGGAAGAGGGCTTTGAAAAGAACGAGGTTAAAAAGCGTGAGGATTACTTTTTGGAGCATCAATTTAATATAGCCGCTCCAAATCTGGATGCGCACGAGATTCTGGAGCAGAAGATGCACCTTATAAACAAGGTTTTTACCCTTGGTTATATGCTACATAAATACAAGAACCCTGCGCGGCCTTGGGCTCCTTATGCTATGGACCACAAAATAGCGGACATTAGCGAGAGCCACGGGGGCAGTGGTAAAAGTATATTCCTTAAAAGCATACAGTACATCCTTAAGAACAACCATTACATTAATGGTAGGGATAAAAAGAAAACTACGGACGATTTTATCTACCACGGCATAAGTGAGGATACGGATTATATTTTGGTAGACGATTGCCATGCCTATACGGACTATGGTTTCTTTTACAATGCAATTACGGGAGATTTGGACGTGAACAACAAGAACGGGCTACGTTACATTATACCCTTTAGCCACAGTCCAAAAATTGCCTTTGCCAGTAACTTTTCCCCCAATGCCCTGGACCCATCTTTAGAGAGGCGTTTGCTTTTTACGGTATTTAGTGATTATTATCACTACAACAAGGACGGGGAATACAACCAGAACAGGATAGTCTCTGATGATTTTGGCGGTAAATCTCTCTTCTTGGACTTTACGGATGCCCAGTGGAACGACTGTTTTAATTTCCTGGCACAATGCCTCCAGTTTTATTTAGGACAGGCGCAGAAGATAGACCCTCCTATGGAGAACGTTACCAAGAGAAATCTTCTAAAGGAAATGGGCGACCAGTTCCATTCTTGGGCAGATACTTTCTTTACCATTACCAGGGAAAACGGAGTGTCTAAAAATTTGGATGCGGATGTGCCTAAGAGCGAGGCCTTTGAGGAATTTATGAAGCAGACCAACATGAAGAAGATGACGAGCAATCGTTTTAAAAAATCCCTAAAAGCCTATGCGCAATATAACGATTGGATTTTTAACCCTAAAGACCTTGCCCCGGACGGTCGTATTATGAAGAAGGTGGGCGGCGAAACACAGGAACATTTTTATGTGCGTACCAAGCCAAGGACGGCTGCCGATGCCCCTGCAGATGCAGCGGAAAAAAATGAGGATTTTCTAGGATTTTAAGATGATGACCTTAACGTAGATGTACCCTATTAATATGAGAAATTATACCAAATTAGAGATAGCCGCTATTCTTAGGCGCTGTGAGAACACAAGGGAGCTTATGTACGTCTGCAGGATTTTTTATTATCTCTTTAATAATTGGAGGCACCCGTATTGGGGCATCATACTAGAGCTGAGCAGGGCACGGGAGAAAACATTCAATAGTAAGTGATTATGAATTTACGCGGACTAAAATACATGTCTAAATGTTTAAAAGCTGGTATAAGAATTTACCCAGTGCTTAAATATGGCAGCTATTATCTAGAAATAGAGTTTAACAAGTCTTCCGAATTTCTGCCCCGCGAGGTAATCAGAAAAAAGCTAGGGGACCAACGATACCGAACCAATACAACTGCATGGAGCGATAAGGCTTTAGAACTCTATGAATATCTATACAACACCAAGGTAATGCCAAAAATGAACGCATCATGAAAAAAGCAAGATTAACAAAAAATGAAAAGGAGTTCTTACAGAACAATAGGCACAAGTTTACGACTGCAGAACTTTTATTGCATATAAATACCCAAAGAAAACAGGTAGATGTTCTTAAGATAACAACCTTTAGGACGCTGCTTTACAAGGCGAATATAAAACGATGCAAGGTGCTGCGTTGGACGGCTGCCGAAACCTCCTACCTGTTGGAGAAGTATAGGACCGTGGGCAATATTGCCATAGCCAAGGCATTGAGCAAAAAAGCCCGTGTTTTTACAAAAAAGAACATTGATAAGAAAATGATATTGATGGGTATTTCAAGGACACAGGAAGAGCTTCGGCTTATTGTTGAGGGTCACAAGCTTTGCGGCACCTACCACAGGGCCAACCTAAAAAGATGGGACGGCAAGCGGGTACCCGAAGGCGGCCGTAAAGTTCAATTTAGAGCCAATGGCAACCCGTATGTTGCCATTAAGGTAAACGGTTTATTGGTGCGCTATGCGCGTCACCGCTATGAAGAGCTACATGGGCAGCTCGCTACCAATACAAAGGTGTACCACAGGGATATGGACCCTATGAACGTGGCGGACGAAAACCTTGTGGCCATCCATGGAAGGGGACTTAGTTCAGAAGAAAAAAAGCTATACGACAGCAACTGCAGAAAGGCTTTAAAAGAGTTCTGGAATTCTACAGATGTAGAAGTAGCTAAACCCGTAAACGTGGCTCCTATAGTAAAGAAAATACCTGTACGTATAGATTACAGAACTGTTGTTTACGTGCCACTGGGCACAAATATACAACAGGTAAAACAGCAATACAGACCAATCGCATAATGATAGTAACACCGGAATCACTGGAAAATACCGCAAAGGAAATTCATGGAAAATTGGAGTTCTATTATAAAATGTGGTGCGATGTGCAAGAAGTGGCACGCAAAAACGGATATGAACTGGATGAAAAATCCGCAAACATAAAGCCCTATGGCCAAAAAGAGCATTAACGAATATTATACGGGCTGCCGTATTGCAATAGATAAAAGATTGGAAAGCGGAGCTACTATCTTTTTTCAAAACCTTATGGATGCCGAAAAATATGCAAACCAAACAAGGAGTTACCCGTATCAGGTATTTGACGGTAAAAGAAAACACTGCGGCTACGCCGTACCTAAATAAGTAACATCTAAAATTAAATTATGTATAGAACACCTTTTCAGCTCGTAGACGGCGAGCCAATAGATTTAAGCATACCGCGCCATAGGGATGTGGTTCTGCAGCGGAACAAAAACTTGGAGAGAGCTCAGAAATTCGGGGTTGCTTTAGGGCAAGCCCTTATCACCGTAAGGATTGAAGTGGATATGGATTTCTTTAAGTGCGGCCGCTCTTTAAATGCAGAATCTAAAATAACCTGGTACGGTGAAGACCCAATAATAGATGAGGAAATAAAAGATCTGCATTGTGGTATCTGCCAAACCAGATACACCTACAAGCCTAAAGCCAAGGCTTTTAAATTATCCGAGGTAGATGTATATAAAATTACAAAACTATGATACTAGCCTTTAAAACATTTTGGGGTAAAGAAATGGGTACGCTGTCTGGCACAGCTACTTATTTTGAAGAGAAAATATGGACAGGCCTTATTCCTGCTATGGAAGAGGAGGAATACCTTAAAAAATACAGATCCTATTGTTTGGACTCCTTGGAAAGACTTGGTGTACTAAGTCCTGTTAATGATGATGCAATGACGGTACCAAAGGTGCATACCATTAGGCGGGACAGCAACATGCGTTGGGCTGTTGGCAAAAAAATACATTTTTATAAGAATGTGCGCCAAGCCGATATGTTCAAATTTGCCCCGATGCTAAGGGTGAGAAGCATTCAGGAAATAAAAATTATTCACAGTGGGGAGTCATGGCGCATGCCTTGGGTGATTATAGACGGAGTTATACAGGAAAGTGCTGAAATTGAAATCTTGGCGCGTAACGATGGTTTCCCAAGCGTTAAGGCATTCTTTCAGTGGTTTAACGAAAACTTCACTGGCAAAATAATTCATTGGACACATTTAAAGTATACGTAATGAAAGAGTTTTTTGAAAATCTTGAAGAGCAGAGTTACGGAGCATTGTGGCTTGCACTATGTGTGTACATCATATTAATGATTATTGGAAATATTTTAAAATCAATCTATAAAAACAAATAAAATGAGCATTAAAACCTACAAGTACAACTACAATTGGCACGAAGCTTCTGCGGAAATCGCTATAGACACGGAGAAAATAAACAGTGAAGATTGCAAGCAGCTGTTAGAGTTCTTTAATTGGGACTGGGACGAAGACCTGCCCATACATGACGAGCTGGCCCGCTTATACGCAAGGACTGCAATTAGCTTTGCTACTAAAAACAATCACAATTTAAGAGGCGTACTAGGTGATTTTGAGGAAGCAGAAGGTTTTCCTGAGATGGACGGAACCTACGGTATTACCTTGCTAAGCGTCCATGGCATAGACTTTAGCGAAATAGAACTGGAGCTGGAATGAAAATAAAGGAAAGCCCTTTTGATGGCAGCCCGTTAAAAAACGAAATGGCACACACCAAGCACCCTGATATCTTCTACAAGATGGTAAAACGGGCGCACGAGCACAAACCCAATAGCCTGTTTTGGCGGCAGGCATTGGACTTTATAGAGAAGAAATATTTAAAAAGTATCTAAACCAAAAAAATGCAACATTATGCAAATTACATTAGAAACGACAAATGCGGCCGAGATTATTATTAACACCTACAGCGGCAAGGAGTTGAACCTATGCCTGCCAGATGCCAAGCATATAGATATTAGGGATATTGGCAGGGGTCTTGCCTATAATAGTCTTTTTAGCGGTCAAACGCCCCATTTTTTTAGCATTGCGGAGCATTGCCTTATGATGTGCGACCTTATGGAGGAGGATGGGATTAAAGACCCCCATTTGTTAATGGCGGCACTTCTGCACGCTGCCAGCGAGGCGTATATTGGAAATATGGTAAAACCTTTAAAGATGTATTTGCCAGTCTACCAGCAGTTGGAAGACCAGCTGCAGCAATTGATTTATACCAAGTATTTTTTGAACGCTGCGGATTATATGTCCAGGATCAAACCTTATGACACTAATGCGCAGCATTTGGGGTATATGCGCTTCTACAAGAACGCACCGGACGAACTTAGGAAGATAAAGTACTACACGCCGCATACGGCCCTTAAATTGTTCATGGAGCGTTTTTACCGGTATATGAACCTGAGAAGGGACAGCGTGCAGGACCCGGAAAGCGAAACAACCGATTTGGATTGATTTTAAGATAAGAAAATATGAACAACAAAATAACGGTAATAACGGGAAAAAGGGCTTCTGGTAAGTCCTTTTTATCCAAAAATATAGCCTTGGCGTTTAAAAAACCTGTCTTTATTTTAGGAACAGGGGCAAAGAGGATTGAATATCCTTGGTTTTTTTTAGAGGTTAAAACGGATACGGACCTCATAATTATAGATGATGTTTTGGACAACCATGTTGAAATGGTCATAGATAAATGTTATGGAAGTTTAATTATTGAAAAACCGATGATAGTGCCTACCGCCATCATTTCTCCAAAGGTAATTGTAATTACTACTGAATTTAAATTTGAGAAACTGGCCGAGGCTACCAAAAGAAAAGTGGAAATCATAGAAACAAGTATTATAAAATATAGCGATGGACACAAAATTTTTAAGGCGAAAAAATGGCAAAAAGGCCAATGAACCAAAGGAGAATTAAAAATGAGATGGAAAAAGAATAATCCTAACCACAAAGAGAATATGAATATATCATTTGATTTAGAAACATTAGGAAATACTCACAACGCGCCAATAGTACAAATAGGTGCTTGTAAATTTGAAAATAATGGAAACATAACCTCTATTTTTTCAAGAACAATAATTATTGAAGATTTAGATAACTATAATTTAACTCCAGATTATAGTACAATTAGTTGGTGGTTAAAACAAGATAGTGAAGCTATAGAAAAAGTTTTTGGCGAATACTCTATTAAATGCAGTTTAAAACACGCTTTAGAGGGCTTTAAGAAATGGGTAGGAAATGACGAATTTAATTTTTGGTCTCACGCATCTTTTGACCCACCAGTTTTAAAAAATAATTTAAAAGCTGTAGGTATAGAACCATTTATACACTATCGTTTATTTAAGGATTTAAGAACATTAAAAGAATTGGCCGGTAATCCAGAAGTAAAAAGAAAAGGAAAAAATCACGTTGCGATTGATGATGCAATATATCAAGCTGAATTAATTGCTAAATGCTTTAAAATACTAAATTATTAAGGCCGAGTAAGTTCGGCTTTTTAAAATTTTATTGCAGGTAACACCAAGCTATGCCAAGTTGCCCCGTCCGGGCTATTTGGCATAGCGGCTGTTATGGCCAGTTAATCCAGATATCCCTACCCTAGTAAAGAACCACCCATAGCGGTGGTTTTTTTATGCCCTGGCGGCACACCGCGGCCATTCTCCGGCACAAGACCGCACCAACTGCCTTATAGAGTTACAAACATTAAACAAAACAGTTAAAACGGCGCACGGGCCCTTGCTGCCCCTTCCTCCCCCTTCCCCTCAACTCTCTAGCCAAAAAAAACTGTAACTTTGTAACCACAAGTGTTAGACCCCGAAAACAGTACTAAAATAGGTTACAGTTCTTACTGTTGAATTGTAACTTGGTTACAAAAAAATTGTAACCTTTTAGTAAGGTTACAAAAGTTACAAAATCATTTATCCTCTGGTTACAGTTTTGCTTAAACCAGAAAACCCCTCTAAGTTTCTTACTTAGAGGGGTTTATCTTTTTGGGTTACAAAGTTACAAAGTTACAAAAATTTGCCACCTAGATCGGGGTGACTGTTTTGGGCAGAAATTCTAGTACAGACCACACAGCTTAAAAATCATTTTGTTTAACGTTTGCTATTTTTTAGGTGCTACAGCACGGGTATTATTAAACAATAGACAAATAAGTCTATTGTTAGTGGCATGTTACAGTTAAAAACGACCAAATATGTCTAATTTGTGTAACTTAGCGTAACATTTTTACCATGTTGTTAACCGATCGCGTACAGGAAAATTTGCATATATGTGGGCTGGAGCTGGATTTTTCTGCCCATGCCATGGCATCTGGCAATTTTAACGCCCAGCCGTTCTACAATACCGATCTTACCAACGGTAGTTTTAATCCCGTTTACAGTAGTGTGGGGAGTGTCGGCTTTCAGGAGCAGAGCAATGAAGGTGCCAGCGGTGTTAGTTACACCCAGACCCTTACCATGAAATTTCCGTCTATGGACGGTAACCGCAGCCAGCGCATAAGCGACCTACAAAAATTAAAGTTTGTAAGCCTTAAGCTTAACGGCGGTGTAAAGCTACTGGTGGGCCGCAACGATTATTACCAGAACATAGCTCCCAGTGTAAGTGTGAGCAGCAATGCCAAGGTAACGCAGGTGCAGGTGGTAACCCAGAGTATTTTTCCCATTGGTTTTTTTGGTAACACGGCCATGTACGGTTTTCCGTACAGATTGCCCATATCTTTTTTAGAAAATATATAAGATGAGCGTATTCCCTTTAGATATAGAAAGAAAACAGGATACGGCAGAGCGCCTGTCGGCTTTGGCCAATGTACCGGATGAATTGATAGTATTTGCAAAGGACATCAATTTGATAGTGGACGCGCTCAACGAGCTTAACAATAGAAGTCTTTTCATTAAGAAGGGAAATCTTTTGTTTCTGCAATTACCGCAGAACCAGGCAGAAAAAGAGCCTAGTCTTGGGGATTGGGTCATCACCGTTAATACAGAGGGGAATTTGTTGATCGCGCAGTACAACGGGGAAGATGGTAATGGAAATTCCTCCTACATAAACGAACGGGAATTTAAAAAAGCATAGCAGTATAGTATGAAGTTAAGAAATTATTTATTCGGGTTTTTTTCGCTTTTATTTCTGAACAGTGCACTGGCGCAACAGCGTTGGGACGAGTTTAAGACCGTAGGTATAGAGGCGCAAAAATTAAAGGCCACCCAAATGGGTGTCACTACCGTTGACCGCGGTTATATAGTTACCACTTTGTCCAATGGCGAACTGGTGAAAATAAATATAGGGGATATTGAGATAGATTTTAACGATCTCATAAACAGGCCTAGTGCCCTTGACGGTAAAAGCGCTTATGAACTGGCCACAGATAACGGATTTGTGGGAACCGAAAGCCAATGGATTGCCAGTCTTAAAGGTGAAAAGGGCGATCAGGGAGAGCAAGGCATAGAGGGCATACAAGGAATAGATGGGGTCGCTGGCCCTGCCGGTGAAAACGGACAGGACGGTGCAAAAGGAGATAGGGGGATGCAAGGCATACCTGGTATAGACGGTATAGACGGTGTTATTGGTGTTGATGGTGAAAAAGGAGAAAAAGGAGACAAGGGCGATCAAGGTGTACAGGGATTACCGGGCATAGACGGTGCGCCAGGCGAAAAAGGTGATGTAGGCGAAAAAGGCGACCAAGGTATTGATGGAATAGCCGGGGCGGCCGGTGCAACTGGGGCTAAAGGCGATCAGGGAGACCAAGGCATACAAGGTTTGCCAGGTACTAAAGGAGATAAAGGCGATACCGGTGAAACCGGTGCGGCCGGTAGTGATGCACAAGGTTCCGCTGCAGGTGGTACATCTGGCCAATTATTAGCGAAAAAGAGTGCAACCGATTATGATACCGAATGGGTAGATGGGGGAAATAGTTTTGTTACGGTAGCCACACAGGCACCAGTAAGCCCTATTAGTGCAGCGGCGGGAACTACGGCGCAATTGGATGCGCTTCCTGCACCTTCCAATGGCATACGGTTAGAATTTGCAACGGATAGCAGTATAGATTTGGAGGCGCTCTTGGTGGCAGGGCCAGTAGGACCACAAGGGGAACCGGGACCACAAGGGGAACCGGGACCACTAGGCCCGGTAGGCCCTGCAGGTGCAGACGGTATTGGTGGTGAAGTAAATGTACAGGCAGATTGGAGCGCAACAAGCGGTGATGCCTTTATTTTAAACAAACCCGTTATTCCAACTGCGGTAGTAGAAGGTGTTACAGGTGATATAGTAGATAATACGGATCCCGCAAAACCTGTTATCAATGGAGACTCAAAATGGGAGATAGTAGGTACATCTAGTGGGGCTAACTCCTATAACCTAAAAATACCAACGGAAACGGAATGGGACAATGAGCGGTTAAGTTGGTCGGGTACTATTGCGGAGAGGGGTATCAATTCGGTACTTAAATTGCCAATGGCGGGCATACGGGTGGTAGAAACTGGTTCGATTGCGCTTACGGGAATAGATGGTTTCTATTGGTCTAGTACGATTTGGCCGACTAATCCCAGACTCCTTAGTATACGCACCGCAGGTTCTATCACAATAGGAACGACCGCTAGTAGGGCATACGGCTTTTCTGTTCGTCCAATAGTGGATGGTACATTTACTCTTGCAGAATTCCAAGCCGACTATGAAAACGAGACATTTGTTTTAGATGCTATAAGTTACGGCTTTGTTTACAATGCAACTACTCAAAAAATATGGTTGGATAGGAATTTAGGAGCCACACAAGTAGCGAACAGCAGTACGGATACAGATGCATACGGCGATTTATATCAATGGGGGCGAGGCAATGACGGCCATCAGCTAAGGACTTCACCTAGATATGATGGCGATGCGAACTTGAAGCCTAGTACAGCTTTAGAAAGTGGGGCATGGGACGGGAAATTTATAAACACGCCATCATTTAGTGGTGATTGGCTGAATCCACAGGACGATACCTTATGGCAGGGCACAGCAGGCTTTGAGGAATCCTTTGGTAGCTCCGAATCGGTATTAAAACTAATAGGTAAGAACGGCTTAAAAGCGGATTATAATGATTTGCTGAATTTACCTGCCATAGTTAAAGGCGATACTGGCCCGCAAGGCGCAAAGGGCGATAAAGGAGACCAAGGAGTACCTGGTATAAACGGTGGCCAAGGGATTAAGGGAGACCAAGGTTTGCCGGGGCAGAACGGCGCAAAAGGCGATAAGGGAGACAAAGGTGATAAAGGCGATGTGGGCGCTACGGGTGCTACAGGCGATCGTGGGCTTAGGGGTTTTAGTGGTACCAATGGAAGTAACGGCGCAACAGGTGCCCAAGGCGTAGCGGGAAGACAGGGCGCAACTGGTCCAAAGGGAGACAGGGGCAGCACTGGCGCAACCGGGGCGAAGGGAGACAAGGGAGATAGAGGCCTTACAGGTCCAGCAGGTTCTGGTAGTGTAAACTTTAACGATGTTCGCCAAAACCCTTTTGAATTAACGGGCACTGCGGTATTGGCACAAGCCCCTATTTTAATGGACATCCCTTTTGACCCTTATGATAGCGGCTGGAACGGAAATCGTGCAGTTCCTACAAAGAACGATATTTACGATAAGATAGAAAGTTTGAACTTTAATTCAGGCGACGCAGGTACACAGGGGCCTATAGGGCCACAAGGGCCAAAAGGTGATAAAGGTGATAAAGGGGACACCGGTACTACTGGACCTGCAGGGTCTGGTTTAAACAGGCCTTATAAAAGTTACGTAGCCAATATAGCGCAAAATTCCGCAAGTGCTCCAACTGCAATAATTTTAGAAAACACAACGAATGGTTTTTCTTGGTCTCGTATGAGTACTGGTATTTACAGGGCTACATCCTTAGGTAGCTATAATTTATCGATGGCCACTATTAGCTTCCAGCAGCGGAACGGCAGTATGGGTGAGACAGAGGTTAAGATTGCACGTTCAGGTACTTACTATCAATTTGCTGTGTTCTTTAACAATGTGCTTACGGATAGTGTATTGTTGGGTAGTTTGGAAATAAGACTTTATTAGCATGAAAAAAATTATATATATACTAATGGTTTTGTGGGTTGCTAATGTGCAATCGCAGAATGTGCTCAGGATTTCGGGCAATACGGATAGACAACAGGTAGATAGTTTGTACTTAACTGGTACAGTGCTTAATATGAAGATACAGAATAGCTTACAGGATTTACTGGACGGAACTATAGAAATTAGGCAATATTGATATGAGAAAATTAGGAACCCTTTTAGCATTATTATTTTGTACTGTCTTGTTGCATGCCCAGACCCCTAGCGTGTTGCGTATTACAGGCACCGGTACCATTGGTAAATTGGATACCTTGTATTTGGACGGCCCCAATCTAAACCTGAAACTTAAGAACGATACCCAAAGGAGCGTGGACCTTTCCCCATTGGCGTTGCAGGGGGCAAAGGGAGATAAGGGCGATAAGGGAGACCAAGGCACACAGGGGGTACCAGGCGCGGACGGTGCCCAAGGCGCAAAAGGCGATAAGGGTGACCAAGGCACACAGGGAGTACCTGGCGCGGACGGTGCCCAAGGTCTAAAAGGCGATAAGGGAGATGATGCAAGCGCAGGATATGCTGTTACTGTGGTTAGCTCCAATACCAATGCTACCATTGGCCAGGTATACGTTTTTACGAGCAATGTAACATTGACCTTGCCAAGCAGCCCAACTGCAGGCGAATGGGTAGAGGTAAGCAATATGAGCGCCATACCCTCTCCGGTGGTTGCCGGCAACGGCAATAGGATTATGGGTGTTGAAGAAAATTTAACTATGGACAGGCCTTACATAGGCTTTAGGCTGGTATACGTAAACAGTACACTAGGATGGATAATAATAGGACAATAAAAATAACAATATGAGTAATATAAGCGATTTATACCCTAGTGGTGGAAGTGAAATAGTAGCTCAAACACTACTAGACCATTTTGTACTTTTAAACGGAGATGCAGAAGCGTTACAAGTGTTATTAGCAAATGAAGTTACCCCTGCATCTTTTGCAACGTGGATTTCAGGTGCTGGAAAAGAGGCTAAGTTTACGCAGTTAATTTCAGCTCCAAACGGGGCAGCAGCTATTTCTGCATCAAGTACAGCTATGACAGCAGTAGCAGCATCAAGTACAGCTATGACAGCAGTAGCAGCATCAAGTACGGCTATGAATGCAGTAATAGCATCAAGTACGGCTATGAATGCAGTAGCAGCATCAAGTACGGCTATGGATGCAGTAGCAGCATCAAGTACGGCTATGAATGCAGTAATAGCATCAAGTACGGCTATGAATGCAGTAGCTGCATCAAGTACAGCTATGAATGCAGTAGCAGCATCAAGTACGGCTATGAATGCAGTAGCTGCATCAAGTACAGCTATGAATGCAGTAATAGCATCAAGTACAGCTATGAATGCAGTAGCAGCATCAAGTACGGCTATGAATGCAGTAGCAGCATCAAGTACGGCTATGAATGCAGTAGCAGCATCAAGTACGGCAATGGATGCAGTAGCAGCATCAAGTACAGCTATGAATGCAGTAGCAGCATCAAGTACAGCTAGAACTATTATAGGTTCGTCTGGACTAGCATTTGATACAATAAGTCCTTCAAATATGGCTATTGGTAAATATGTAGCTGGTAATGCACAACTAGACCCTACATTGTTTGCTGATATGGATGCAGTAGCAGCATCAAGTACGGCTATGAATGCAGTAGCAGCATCAAGTACAGCTATGAATGCAGTAGCAGCATCAAGTACAGCTATGAATGCAGTAGCAGTATCAAGTACGGCTATGAATGCAGTAGCAGCATCAAGTACGGCTATGAATGCAGTAGCAGCATCAGACACCGCATCAGATGCCGTATTTACATCTTCAACAGCAAAACTAGCAGTTTGGAATAGTAATACAGCATTATCAGCTTACCAAGCTAATCCAATACAAGTTCAAAGACAAATAACAGAAAGGGGGGTAACAGGAATAACAAATAGTTCTCGCTTTACTTATGTAAATTTAGATACTAAAGTTATTTTGTTAAGGGCTTTTAATAGTAGTGATGGTGATTTTCAATTAGCTTGGCGTAGTACATCTACAACCGCCACGCCAACACCAAATTCAGCAGATGGTGTTTTACTTCCAAACGGAGATAGTTTGGGTACATCAACAGCAGCAATAGGTAGGACAACAAATTATGCAAATAGTGGTACAATACCAACCGCAAACAATGCTAATTCAAACGTTGTTTCAGCAGCAAATGGACTTCGTAGAATGGGATGGCGGTTTAAAATTGATTCTCAAACAGTAATATACATAACAGTTTAAAATTATGAAATTAATACTCAACAAAACAACGCAGCAAGTTATCGCTAAGACAACAGACGATAGCTATGTAGCCTTAGAAGAAAATCACGAGGTTATAAACGCTCCTATTGCCCATAAAATAGAAGATGATATAACGGCTTTATTCTGGGATGGCGAAAATCTTTACCAAGGCGAACTTGATGAAAATGGAGAGTTTTTAGAGGGTAAAATATTAATGGCTAAGCAATGGCGTAACACAGAGTTAAGCGATACCGATTGGGTATTACCTCTTACAGACCACCCACAGCACGCAGCCTATATAACATACAGGCAAGCGTTAAGGGATTGGCCTTCTACAACCAGTTTTCCTGATACCAGACCTGTATTGGTGTGAAGGAGCTATTTGCTATTATAGCGCTTTATGCCTAGCCCTAATTGTCAAAAAACTGTACAACCAATATAAAAAACAGAAGAACCCATGAGCACTTTATTACAAAAATTCATCCATATAAAAAACCTGTACCAAAAGATATTTCTTTTGGTGCTTGGCAGTGCTCTAATGGTTATACCATTTTATGCAAGCGGTCTTAATATGCTCTTGCTGACCGAGAAACAAGCGGAGTGGGCAACGGTGCACTGGATTTTTCTTTGCATGGGCATTGTTTTCTTTGTGGGCGGCTGGGCGTTTAATAGCCTTGCAAAAATAATTGTGAAACTGGCTACCGCAGTGGCAGGGAAATACACCAAAAAATAATGGTACAGGATCCTATTTTTAAGACAGGTTTTGTCTTGGCATTTTGGGTGGTAAGCGTGCCTAACTATTTCAGCATTATTACCAGCGTAGTGGCCATGGTATATTTTGCCAGTATGCTAAAATTGAACGTGGTAGATAAGCAGTATAAGGGCAGTTGGCGACTTTTTTTCAGGAGCTGGCTGCGCAGTAAAAAAAGGAGCTAAAACGGCTAAAAAAATGTTCTAAGCGGACGGGTGAAAAGTCCACCTTGCTCCTTTTAAATTGATTTGATATGAAAAACATGAAGGATATCTATAAAGATTTGGGGCTGTTGGCCCTAGTGGTGATTACCGCCGCTTTTTGTGCTTGGTTTTTTTTAATATGTAGGATAATATATATGTACGTATGGTAACAGGTCTGGATTGCTACAAGTTTTACGGTGACCCTCATACGCTATGGGACGAGGGTATTTATATGACGGTCTGGGACGTTCCCCAATATATAACGGACAACATCCCTGCCCTGCCCCGCCGCATTTATTGCAACAAAGAAATGATAGTGCCTATGGAGGTCGCCTTTTTGGCGCTCATAAACAATGGCCATGCAGCAGAAGTTAAGACATGGGACGGTTGTTTTCTGGTACGCCCCATACGTGGCTACGAGCAAAGGGTAAAAGAATTATTGGCAAAGGGCGAGCTAGAAAAGGCCATGATATACATGAGCATACATAGCTGGGGCGTGGCGGTAGACCTTAATGCCGCATGGAACGGCTTGGGAAAGGTGCCACAGCTGAGCCATGGTTTCGTAAAATGCTGGAAGGACGCGGGCTTTGACTGGGGCGGAGATTGGAAACGATTGGACGGTATGCACTTTCAGTTAAGCTACCTGCGGGAGGAAAGTAGGTTGAATAAAGTAAACTAAAAACTATGTTGCCAAAAATTGGAAATTTAGCCGAAAACCTGATCATTGTTATTGTAGTAGGATTGCTCTGCGGCGGCCTAGGTGGCGGTACAGGATATTTTGCCGCCGTAAACAGCCATAAGCTTACGGTAGCGCAGCTGAAGCCTGTTATAGAAAAGGCCATTGATAAGGAAAGCATTAAGAACGAGATAAGCAACGAGATACGTATAGGCAAGATAAAGAAGAGCGATAGTCTTATGATTAATCTAGTACCTGCCAATACCCAAAAAGCGGTTGCTACCTTTAAAGAAGAGCAAGGCCCTTGCGTGGACATCTCCGCGCTTAGCGATAGCAGGCAAAGAAGAATAGCACGCTGGTTGGCCAATTGAAGGTTAAAAACAACATAGCACCAGAGGTATTTCCGTTTAGTTTACGGGACCATCTGGTGCCGTTTTTTTTTAACGAGTTTAAAAGCGAGGAAACGGTAGTAATGCCAGATATGCGCACCAAGGCCATAAAGCTCAACTTTCACAGCAGCCTTTGCCGTATCATAGATTTGGTGCATAGGCGTTATGAGGATAGCGCCCATAGGTATGAATATAAGATACAATTTACCATTAAGGAAGAGCGCGGAGTAAAGCGGTACAATAGCGTGCTGTATAAATTTCACAAACATATCTATGAGCCGCTGTCCTTTGAGCGGGCGGACAATCTTTTTATAAACGGATTTTTCGAAGATATTTTTCGCACCGCCTTTCTCTACTATGTAAGCGGCTACAACGAAGTGGCGGAGCTAGACGGGGTTACCAATGCCATTAATGCATTTATGGACGAGTACGAGCTGCTGGAAACTGGCTTTGACCCCGAAGCGCTTAGGGTGCTGTACTACAGGCAAAGAAAGGGGCATAAGCTTAGCCGCTTTCAGCACAAGATAGCAAACCGCGTAACCAATAAGGGCGATAGCTGGCCAAACGAGACACGCGGGGCGATGTAATTTTTATCTATCGGCGATTAAAGAAGCCTTATCTGGTGTTACAGCCAAAGGCTTGCAATTGCACCAACTTTGGTGCATGAAGGTAAATTCCCTTATTTCTGAAATTATAAGAGGGCAATGGTTGATGCAGCCCCAATATTTAACCGGTATGGGACATATTGTGTCCAAGATACTTGCTGGTGAGGATGTGGAGTTCAATGCCGTGCAAAGTTCCCTTATCAAATTGTTTGACGGGAACGGCAACCTTATACAGGGCGATTACCTTACCAATGGTTGGGGGCAGATCGTAAGTACAGAATTTGATATTCCCCAGGGCAGCTATGCCATGGTGAACATGATGGGGCCCGTTATAAAAATGGGCGATATGTGCACCTACGGTGCGGACGAGATCGTTGGCGCACTTAACAAGCTGAATTCCCTTAACAACATTAAAGGCATTATTATGAACATAGACGGCCCTGGCGGTGCGGTAAGCGCCATAGGTCCGTTTTTGCAATTTGCCAAAAACAAGCGCAAACCAATAGTAGGCCTTATAGATATGGCCGCCAGTCTTCACTATTGGACAGCGGTGAGCGTCTGCGACCATTTAATGGTAGACAACGATGTAAGTGCCATGGTGGGCAGCGTAGGCGTAGTGGTAAGCTTTGCGGACACCAAGCCGTACTACGAGGAAATGGGTATAAAGTTCCATGAGATATACCCCCCGGAGAGCAAGGATAAGAACCTTAGTTTCCGTAAAGCCCTGGACGGCGATTACGATAAGATAATAGCAGAACATCTGAGCCCCATTGCCCAAAAGTTTCAGGCGGCGGTACGTGCAGGGAGACCCAATCTTAAGGAAAAGGACGGGGTACTTACCGGGCGCACCTTTTTTGCGGACGAAGCTCTGGATTATGGTATGATAGATAGTATAGGCGACCTACAGGAAGCCATGAAGGTAGTGGACCGCTTGGCCTTTAAGCAAGCAATAAAACCAATGTTTAATTAATTTAATTTTTTTTCTATGAAATGGAATTTTGCAGCCAAGTTTATTACGGCATTCTTGGCATTTGTGGGACTCAACGAAGTCCCTACGGAAGAAGGTAAGGTAGCCCTTACCGAAGAACAGGAGGGTCTTTTGAAAGACGCCCTAAAAGATGAGGCCAAAGACCCGGACGGGAGCAAGAGTTTGGCAACAATGGTGGCGGCCATAGAAAAGGATCTGGCTGCGGCCAATGTAGACCAGGAGAAGCTGCGCAAGGATTTGCGAGAAGCCTTAACGGAGACGAGCCTTAGCGAGACCGAGATAGAAAAGGTGATGCAGAACGAGGACGGCAGCATAGACCAAAGCGCATTTTTGGCGGCCATAAAAGGTGAGTTCAAAAACCAAAAGGAGCTCATAAACAAATTAATGAACAGCGACGAGCCAGACGACAGTACCGAGCTTCAGGAGCTAAAGAACAAAGTAATGAGACACAGCAAGACACACCTGTTCGGCACTGGTAACAGCTATGATGCCTTTGAGGGTAGACCATGGAACCAAAGAGCTGCAGGCGTAAAAGTAGGCGCTACAGATTGGGCAAAGGACACGGCACAGGTAGAGAAGCTTAACGGCGACCTTGATCTGTACTACCGCGAGAACCCTACCGAAATCAAATCTTTGGAGCGCGATAAATTCGGTCTTCCCCTTTTCTGGAACAAAGTATTGAACGTAGTGGACATTATTGCAGATGGTACCATTATAAGTGGCGAGATTACACAGGCCAGAAAACTGCCCTGGTTACCAAAGAACAAACAACTTATTAAGCCAGAAGAAGGCAAGGTTTTCCCGGTACAAATTGATATTGAGTACGTGGGCTACTTCTTGCAAAAGATAGAGGCCAGTTGGTTGAACATGATGAACAACGAAGGTTCACAGCCTTACAAAGAGAGCTTTGTTAGGTTCTTGGTAAGCGAGCTGGATAAAAAGGCTCGCGTAGAAGACAGGATTTCCTCTATTCTTGGCGTACATGTAGACACTCCGGAAGATGCTACCGTACCGGGAAGGTTCCTTAACAGACAGGACGGTCTTCTGTACCAAATGTACAGGGCGCAAAAACTGACCAAAAAATACAAGGCCTTTTCTTTGGGTACGCCAACGAAGATGAATATTGTAGACTATGTAGATGGCTTTATGGAGAGTCTGCCCTTGGAAATCAGAAGAAACCCGGGTATGCACTTTTATGTTTCCCCAGCTTGGTTAAAAGCCTATGGAGACAGATACGAGCAATTACACGGTACCAACAACGATTATTCTGGCGTACCTCCCTACCCAAAGGGATACAACAATATGCCGTTTGAAGCGCTGCACGATTTGGAAGGTACGGATATCATGTTCGTGACCTTTGACGATAATATTGAGATCCTTGAATACGTACCTAGCGAGAAATCCATGTACCACTTTGAGAAGTTGTTGCGTAAGATATACGTAATGGCAGATTACAAATTGGGTATTCGCCTGGTGCATATCGGCAACAAATTAAAGGAGGGCGACCCATTGGAATTCAAGGTACAGAGTATCTGGAGTAACGATGTGCCTATGTTTACCAAGGATTACGCTATTCCGTTATTTGACGATGCTACGGGTGAGATCAGCGCAAAATTTGAGCATATAAAAGTGAGCGATGACTGGAAGACCAGTATTGCGACCATTAACAATGCGGTACCTGGACAACTTATAAAGATACAGGGGAACACTGCCTTGGCCAGTGTTAAGAACGTGGTAAGCAGCGGTAACATAGGATTAACGGGCGGTACATTTAACCTAAAGAGCGGCGGCACCTTGACCTTGTACGTAAAAGCGGACAAGAGCATTGTGGAACTTAGCAGGACTACGGCACCGGAAGCGGCACCTAGCACCAAGGTTAATTTTGATGCAGGCACAATAGATGCCAATGCTGGCAAGGAGTTTTACAGCACAGCGGTGGCCAATGAAACTTTGGACGGTATTACCAACGGTGTGGACGGACAGGAAATTAGCGTGTACGGACCAGCTGGTGCGGCAACCCTTACCCTTGCCAACGTAGCCGGTAACATTTCAATGAAAACTGGAGCGGTACTCGCGACGGCGGCAGATGTTGTTAAACTTGTAAAAGTGGACGGTATCTGGTACGAAAGTGACAGGACTATAGCCTAATACTAATCTATAGGCCACGCTACGGTGTGGCCTTTATAAAACTTAGCATACTATGTATTTAAGAAAATCGGTAGCGGCACCCACAGGGCAAATAGGTCCAGGAGCGGCAAAGCCAAAAAACCCAAATGTAAAGATCATTTTTGTGGACGAGCTGTTGAGCTCGCCGCAAAGAAATGCCGCCGGTATTGTAATGGAAGGCAACTATACCTTTAAGCCCAACGGCAAAATGATAGAGGTGTACATGACCGGCAAGAAGCAAAAATTAAATTACGAGAACGAGGGCGATGTAGACGAGGAGAGCATCAAGCAAATGTTCGAGGGCAGCCACCCTGGCAACAGTAGGGAAATCAAGGAGCTTATACAGAACCTGATCGGCAAGGACGTAATCATCCTTAGCGGAGATTGCACCAAGAACAGCTTTGAGGTATTTGGCACGGAGTGCGCCCCTATGCGCCTAAAGCCAACGGGCGTTATAGACGATACCCGTACAGGCCACGACCTTAGCTTTGAGCAGACACAGGCGACGGCCTTTTTACCGGGAACCTTTGAGGGAGCCGTAGTATTGGCAGCGCCATTTAATGCAACTAGTGAGGCATTGGCATTGACCAAGGCCAACGGGAACCAGTACAAACTGGCTACGGATACGGACGGTTCGGAATTGGATATTGCTTCGTTGGACCATGACCATGGGGCGGTAATCAGCTTGATCGGAAGTGGCGGCAGTAACCCAAGTGTATTAAGCAGCGGTGTGTCCACAGCGGCAACGGTAGTGCTTAAAGGAGGTACGGACTGGGCGGCGCAGGACGATGCCGTAATAGACCTAAAGGTGTACAAGGCAGGTGCCACAACCTATTTGATAGAGCAAAAAAGAGCATAGTTTTTCATTTTTCAGTGTTAGTTTGATTTTTTAGGTTAAAAGCCCTTGGGAGGAGTCCCAAGGGTTTTTTTATGGCATGTTACAATGCAATTGCAGGGTATTGGCAATATTTGAACTACTTGATAAAGCAACTAAAATACGATTATGAAAGAAAAAATAATTGCCTTTTTACAAAACGAGGACTTGGGGGACGTTGATAAGTACAATGCCGCCATGGCACTGTACCGAACCAGTCAAACACATAGTGTGCCAGCTGCGGCATATTACAACCGTGCGGGATACACGGTGCAGAACCTAAAGAACCTGTTGTACGACCTGCAGAAGCTCCACGAAATTACCGATGCTGACTTATTGGCCAAGAAACCAAAGGAGGCACAGGTGAAGCGACTGCCAGATGTTGTGGTGGCGTTGCTACAGAATGCGCCCGATGAAGTAAAGGCCGCCATCTACCTTAGTCGTATAGATTTTACCCATATAGACAAGGAGGCTCACGCAGAGACCCTTGCCACCTATGAAGCTGCATTGTTGGCATTTAGCGAAGCTAATTTGATAACATTCGAGGCTATTGACCAGGATATTAGTAACGGGGAAGTAGAGGAGCTTTGCCTGAAGGCTATAGGAGATTTTGAACTTCCAGAGGAGATAAAGGAAATTTTGGTACCAAGAACGGGTCAGGATTTAACTGGTGCTATTTTCGGGGCTTTGGCCGCTTTGGGCGAAAAGGAGGCCATGGGCCTAAAATTGCGCGAGCAGTTCCCTTTTTTGGAGGCGGACGATTGCCCGGATAAATTAAAGATACTGGTAGCCGATAGGATTACCGCATGGAAAAAATACAAAGAGGCGCATGCAGAGCTCTTGCTACATGCCGATGGCGAAAAGCCGTTGACGGACAGTGAACTTTACGAACTGGCGAAAGAGGCCATTGCAAAGTACCAGTTGAACCAATTGATTTGGGACGAGCTGAACTATTACAAGGAGCATGGTAGCATTTTGGGCAAGCACGAGATGTTTGCCGATGAAGTGCTGCAACAAAAGATAGACGCCATGGACGTAAAGGGGCTGATGACGCGGCAAAAGACCTTGCGCAGTTATGTAAGTAGAGAAGGGAAAAAATTGGCCAAGACCAAGGAGGCGGAAAGCAAGGCCAAGATACAGGCCAAAGTAGACGATTGGAGCGTGGAACTGAAGCTTGTAGATGCAAGGCTTGAAAAACAATAGGTTATTTAATATTGCTGCTGTATCCGCTCCGCATAAGGCACAGGCGAACGGTAGTTATCTAAGCAAGTATCTTTTGGCGCATTATGCCAAGGTAAAGAACTTGGAAAAGGATTTGGGCAGGTTACCGGAACGGGAAGAGTTTTTCTTTCTTCAGACAGATGGGCAATGGAACGCCTTTACCTTTTTGCCCTACGTACTGCAGCATTTTCAGATTACCGAGCTTCACGCCTGCACGTATAGTATAAGCAAACGAACTATTGAGGCCTTGGTAGAGCTGCACGATGCGGGGAAGATAGATAGTATTACGCTCTTGATCAGCGATAGCATGATAAAGCGCAACCCGGTAACCATAGACCTGTTGAGCGCATTGGCGGCGAGTAGACCCAATATAAAGGTAAAATATGCTTGGGTACATGCAAAGATGACCCTCTTAAAATGTTTGGGCGGACACTATGTGATAGAGGGTAGCGGCAATTGGAGCGATAATGCACATTATGAGCAGTATGTATTTGGAAATAGTAAGGGGCTTTATGAGTTTAGAAAAGCCCTTTTTGAGACGGCAAAACTAAAGTAGTTTTAAGAGGGTAGTAAAATTGAATAATGGAAGACGGGGAACTACAGGAGCTGAGCGATGATGATGTTATAGAGCAATTGGCGGGCTGCAATTATGCGCCCAGTGATATTGCCCTGTATCTGGCGGTTGACAAAAAGGAGTTTATGGATGCTTGGAGAAATCCTAACAGCCATATACGTACTACTTATGACCGTGGCCGTTTAAAGGCACAGGCCGAAGTGAACCAGCAATTGCTGATAAACGCGCGAACGGGTAATATTACCGCTGCACAGATCTATGAAAAGAACCGCGCCCAGACACAATTGGAAAATTTACGCGAACAGATATTCTTTGGTGAATGAAATTGGAGCACATTACCCTAGAGCATATATACGACTACATTGAGAACGGCAACCCTAGCAATGTAGACCCCGCTATTGTGGCCTATCTGGACATTATAGAAAAAATACGGGGTATGTACCTGCGGTTTGACAAATGGGGCAGCAAGGACGCTATTTTAAAGCATTTGGTAAAGGTAGACGGCCATAGTAGGTATTTTGCCAATAACGCATATAACGATACCCTCGAATATTTTTATTGTGAAAATAAAATTAGCAAGGAGGCGTGGCGCAACATATACGCTGAAAAGATGGAGCGCAACATTAACCTTGCTACCATGGTTGCAAAAGATGTGAGCGACATTGCGAAAGTGAACCGCATGATAAAGGAGGCCGCAGAGCTTCGCCAGTTGGACACGGAAGACCCTGAGGAACTACCTTCGGAACTTTTTGGCCGCCCTTGGAAACTGTACACAACGGACCATAACCTTATAGAAGGTGCCGCCAAGGTAGACCGCATCAAGCTTAAAAAACAGATAGAGGAACTGCCAGAGCTGAGCGAGAAAGAACGCGAGGTGATACAGCGCGAGGCGGGTATCCTACCACCTAATATATTTCTACCCATAGATGAGAACCCACGTAAGTCCTGATAGTTTAGACGTAGAGGGGCGCTATGCCACTTGGGCAAAGATGGCCGTGGATATGATCGCGCCAAAGAACCTGATGTTCGTAGGCGGCAGGGGAACGGCCAAAACCAGCGATATACATGCGGAACGAAGCATGGATATCTGTTATGATATGCCGGGCAGTTATCAGGTATTTGTGGCGGATACCTACGTGAACGCCTTAAAGAACGTTGTCCCTACCCTATTGGAAGGCTGGAACCGTAAAGGATGGATAGAGGGCAAGCACTATGTGACAGACCAGCGGCCGCCAGACCACTTTAAGCGCCCTTATAAGCCCGTACACCAGTACAAACATACCATTAGCGTGTTCAACGGCTGTTTTTATAACTTGGTGAGCATGGACCAGCCTACGGGTGCTGCGGGGAACAGTTATCAGCATATATTCGGCGACGAGGCAAAATACCTTGATCCCGATAAATTAAAGAAGCTTACCCCTGCCCTGCGTGGCGAGTATGTCGGTTTTGGCCATAGCGTGTACTACAGGGGCAGGACGTTCACAACGGATATGCCCAACATTAGCGAGGGCGATTATGATTGGATACTGGACGCGGAAAAGTTGATGGACGTGGAGCAGATAAAAATGGCGTACCAGGCCGCTACGGTGCTGAACGACACCAAGAAGCAGTTGTACAACGCAATTAGGGATAAGGATTACGCCAAGATAAAGCGACTGCAGAAGCATGTAAAGGACTGGACGGCCTATTGGGTGCGTGCCAGAAAGGACAGCACGTTTTTTATGATCGTGTCCTCATACGCCAATGTGGACGTACTAAGCAGCGGTTATTTTACAGATGCGCTAAAGGCCTTGGGCATAGAGGAGTTTAAGAGCAGTATCCTAAGCTTTAAGGCAAAAGTGAACAAAGGAGAGAAGTTTTACATGAACCTGGGCGACCATCATTTTTATGATGATGGTACCATTGCCAATTTTTACGACAATTACGCCATAGGGGAGGAATTTGAACCTACCAGTCTTGGCCTGAAGTATATTGACCATAAGAAGCCCTTGGATGCGGGTATGGATTTTGGTAATATGATCAGTATGGTGATGGGACAGGAACGGGGAAACTATTTCTATTGTTTAAAGAATTTGTTTACCCTGGCCCCGGAAAGTAGTAAGGAAATTGCAAGGAAATTTCTGGACTTCTTTCAGCACCACAAGCACAAGGAGCTAAACCTGTACTATGACCGTTCTGGAAACCAGTACGCCAGTTTAAAAAAGGATTGGGCAAGCGAAGTACAACAGCATATAGAAAAGTATGACGGTGTTGGCACTGGTTGGAAAGTGAACCTGATGAGCAAGAACCAAGCGACCATCTATCATAGTCAGGAGTATAATTTTATGAAAAACATGATGGGGGACTATCATAAGGATATACCAGGTGTAAAAATAGACAGGTACCAGTGTAGGGAACTCAAAAGCAGTCTGGAACTGAGCAAGACAAAACTGCACACCAATAGGCGTACGGGTGCCAAGGAAATTCTTAAGGATAAAAGCAGCGAAGCATTGCCTTTGCTGAAACTGCCCATGAACTCTACCAATATGAGCGATGCCTTTAAATATTTGATGTACAGGAAACGTTGGGTAAAATTACAGGGAAGCCGTGGTGGCGGTCTTATGATGGAACCTGGACTGGTGTAGGAGGTTTTAAAAAGAAGCCCAAAGCTTCGGTCGCACGCCCGCAAGGGCGAAATTTTTGAGAATTCCGCACCTTGTCGTGTCGTAGGCGTTTTCAGGTTTTTTTTATAGGGGTACTCCTCAAAAGCCTTAACTTCAAAATTCCTCCCCTTGCTAGTGTTTTAATGATGTATTATAAGGTGTGGGCTTTTAAGTTGCGCCCATTTTGGGTTGATGTTATAGATTTTTGTCGGCGGTGTGTTCCTTAGTGTGTCCATTAGAAAACCTTTTTCCTGTAGTATGCCCCGTACTTGCTCGGATAGTAAAAAAGGGTTAGTTTTGCCCTTGTCTATTGCGTTTGTCATAATTGTAATGGATGTTACTTTTGCGCCCGGCTCCGTCAAGCTGGGCGCATTTTGTTAGTATTAGATTTCAAAGGCCAAAACCTCTTTTTCGGATTTGGATATAAAGGTTTCCAAATTTCTCTGCAGTACTCCTAAAACTTCCTCTAATACTTGGGAATTGGACACCTCGAATATGTAGCCCTCCGAATTTTTTAAAATCACTTTTTCCTTCGTGCCATCGCTAGAAATAATAAAGCGGTCTAGGCTGTTGCGTTTTTCCTGCAAAAACTCGTGTTTTTTTGCCAAGATCTGGAAGTTTTCCAATTTGCGGATTCTCCCACTTGCGGAGGGGTTTAAAATGTCATCCACTTTGGTGGCGCTTTTCTGCACTTGTACAGGATTTTTTGCGGTTGCATTTTTGCTTTCAACCTTGCTCGTTGCACTTGTCTTACTTGTACTCATAACTTTATAAAGTATTGATTAATAATACTCTAAGATACAAAAAATGTCTACAAAAAACAGACAATTTAACAAATAAAACGCTAATACATACAATAATTATAATGATTCTAAATAGTAAGTATTAAACTAAAAAAAGGCACAATTCCCCACCCACAAAACGAAGTGTAAAAACATAACTTTCACAAAATCAGCCTTTAAACCTATGGAATAAGGTTTAAAGGTTGTTTTGTGTGAAAGAAAACCCCGACCCGCTGAGATCTTAGTTTGCGATTGCAGGCGACCGATTCACGAGAAATATGAGCCACGCCCACCGCTTGGCATGTTACAAGGCTATTACCTTATCGGTAGTACAATTGCATAAAAGAATAGCTTGGATACAATCAACCTATATGATGCGATACAACGGATGCGGCAGCTTACCAAGGCCAATGTTCCTTTTAGTTTTTCATATATAAAATGCAACGAAAGCAAGGGTATTAGTGGGGGCGTAAAGAATGTGGATAGGGCACTGCTTCGTACAGGAATGAGCCAAGAGCATTCGGATAAGAGCGAGATACTTATAGGCTACACTACCGAACCTAACGGTGACAACAGGTGGTTCTATTTGCCACTATTGGTAATGTTTAATGCAATTAAAGTAAGACCATGATAGAGTATGTAGGCAGCGGTGCGGTAGTTGATGACGGCAAAAATGTATTTAGCTTTGATGTAATGGACAATCCAAGGGAATTTGATTCTTATAGACTGGACAGCGGCAGTTTGGATTGGACTAACGACCGTTACCATCTTGGTGATATGAAAATATTTCCTTATGGTAACAATAACCAGTTACCAAAGGAGATAAGGGATGTAGTTCAGAACAACTACATAGCTCCTGGTCTTATGAAGAAGAAGACACAATGGTTGTGGGGCAAGGGGCCTAAGCTATACATAGAGAGCTTTAAGGATAATGTACTGGTACGCGAGTGGCAGGAGAACGATGAGATACAGTCCTGGTTGGATTCATGGGACTATGAAAAGTACTTGACCGCCTGTGTGGTGGACTTCTCCTATATAGAAGGTGTGTGGTCTAAGATGGTACAGAGCAGGGCGGGGCGGGTATCGCGTCCCAAGATAAGTAAGTTGGAGCATATACCTACCGATCGTGCCAGGCTTGCCGCCTATATGTCCAGTAAGGACAATGTTCCTACCCACGGTGTTGTTACGGACTGGAATTTTGAGATGATCAACGCTATCCTTAATCCAAAGGTCTATCCAATATTTGATTTTAATTCTCCATTCAGCGCAAAGCATAGTGTGTACTATTCAAACATGTACAGCTTTTGTGCCGAGTACTACACTGTTCCGGATATATATGGCTCTTTAGAATGGCTGCGCAGAAGTACAGCGATACCTATTGTCCTGAAGGCAATGAGCAAGAACAGCATGAACATTAAATATCATGTGATATCACCCCAGAAATTTTGGGACGATAAGCGCGATCAGCTTAAGGACGCCTGCACCAAGCGTGGAACTACGTATAAGGAAGCGATGTTGATAGACTTTAAGGAGAATTTTCTTAGGGAAATATCAAAGGTATTGTCCTCAGCCGAGAATACAGGTAAGTTCTGGCACACCACCAAACAGTTCGAGGTAGATGGTACCAACATCTTGGAGCATGGATGGGAAATAAAGGAGCTCCCCAATAACATAAAGAGCTTTATAGATTCCCAACTAGAGATATCCAAACGTTCCGATCATGCGGTAAGTAGCGGTGTAGGCATTGGTAGTGTATTGGGCAATGTGTCGGACGGGGCAAGCCGTAACAGCGGGAGCGACAGGATATACGCTATGAAAGAATACCTACAGACAGGCATTGACATACCGGAGATGTTGACCCTAAAAGCATTGAACTGGGCCATCCGCGCCAACTGGCCGGGCACAAAGTTTAGGGTGGGCTATTATCATATATCCCCACAAAAAGAGGAAGACGTTAACCCTGGGGAAAGAACAATCAATACGGTATGAAACTATTATTCAATAAAGACGAAAACGGGAGCGACGAGCTGGTAAGGCATATAGGCTTTATAGATGTGGGCGTGGTGTACGAGAATATGGTACGCTTTATCCGTAGCGCATCAATAGAGGTCAGGGATTTAATTGGCGCTACCACCTACGACCAGTACGCCGATTTGTACCATGGCGATTCTACCGATGCGCAATTGACATACATAGAGGCGATGCAGGATGCAATTGCCATACAGGCATATCGTCAATATGTACCTAGCAAGGATGTGGCGCATACCCAGAACGGTAGGCGTATGCGTGTAGACGAGCACGAGAAGCAGGCCTTTGAATGGATGATAGACAGGGACAATGCCAATTTGGAGCGTATGTACTATCAATCTTTAGATCACATGCTTTCCATATTGGAAACTAGCGATGATTGGAAACAGACAGACGAGTATAAGTCCCTTAATCGACTTTTGGTAAGCAAGACCGCAGATTTCCAGAACTATTTTGACATCAACAATAGTAGATTATTGATGATGAAATTGCAGCCTGGACTAAAGCAGTGCGAGGAAATGCAGATCGTGCCACGTGTGGGCAGGGAGGTTTTGCAATCGCTAAAGGAAAACCCTACAGGCAAGGAACGTTTGTTGGAACTGGTAAAAATGGCATGCGTGTACTGGTCATTGCAATGGGCGTTTAGCGGCAGGCTTACGGTCACCCTTTTTCCAGAAGGCATATTGCAGCGCTATGTGGGCGACAAGAACACCACACAGGCAAAGATGCCCGCCACCATGAACGAGTATGCCTGGGCGGCACAGCAGTTTAGAAACGATGCCGAAGATTTATTCATACAGATAGAGAACGAAGTGGCACCACCACCAGTTCCTAACGATAGCGATACCGAAGAAGAAAGCCAAAATTTTGGTTTTACCGGTTCGGATTCCTTTGTAACTACCTAAAAATTAAGATATGAAACTCATCAAACTACTCCTTAAACGAATCGCGGATTATTTCTTCAGAAAAAAGATAAATCCCATAAACGCCAAACTGGAAAAGGCTTTTTATGATAGGATAAAAAAGCGCAGCGCATTAAAAAAAGAAATAGAGGCGCACGTATCGCTGAAGCTTAAATCGCACGAAAAATCGAAATACATACCGGCAAGTTTAAGGCGCGAAATCTTGGACACCGTATATCACAAATACGGCAAGGAAATGAAAGAAGTAGGTTTATACCTGAAACCTAATTTAGAGTACAACGTATGAACACTTTGGAAATTCCACATACCAAAAAAAGATATTACCTACCTAGTTCCTTGGCAGAGTGCGACGGTCGCCAATATAGTGAAATGGCGCACTTGCTATTTAAGTTGGATGCTGGCCAGTTGGACTACTCCACTTTTCGGGTACATGCCCTGTATGCCTTGCTGAATATGAAACCGGTCGTAAACAAGGATAAGGAAGTCCAGGATCAAAAAGCCGCCAATATATACCAGCTTAGCCATTTGGTAGACGATTTTTTTGAGGATATGGATGGCACCCCCGTACTAAGGCAATATTACACCAACAACCACAACCCCGTAATTAACCTTGTAAGTACAAAATACCAAGGGCCTAAAGATAATTTTGATAATGTGGCCTTTGGGCAGTATGTAGACGGACTTAACTTCTTCCAAGAATATACGAACACTAAAGAACCAGAGTTCCTTTACCTGCTCATGGCCACATTTTATGTCAAAAAAAAGCAGTCCGTAGAAAAATTGGCAGAAGCCTTAAAAAACTATGATTTTGGTGTAGTGTACGGTTTTTATCTGTTTTTTGCCAGCTTTCAGAAATACCTGGTAAGCTCAAAAATCTATTACAATGCCAAAGAGTTAGATCTTTCCGTTTTGTTCGATGGCGATGGTGCCACCGAGACAACGAGCGACCTTCCCGGCCTAGGTTTAAAATCCACCATGTACACCTTGGCAGAAAGTGGCGTATTTGGCAGTTTAAAACAGGTACGCAAAGAAAACCTATGGGAAGTAATGCTCAGAATGTACGACATAGTTAAGCGGGACAAGGACTATGAGGCGCGCCAAAAGAAACTTGAAAACAACTAGCTATGTTCACACCCAACGATATGCGCCAATGGCTGGCGATCTGTAAAAATGACATTGCCGAGATAAATTTTGTGCAGGCCATTATAGACGATAGCCAGATGACGAACGATATTTCGCAAAGAAAATATACCGATAATCTTTTGCTCTATGGCGTGTTGCCAGATTATGCCGCGGACACCAGGACAGAAGATGCCCTAATGATGCGTAGCGGTTTCGATTTTCTGATTTTAAAAAAGGCGCAGCGCAGCAACCAGACTATGGATATGCTTTTGGACGATATGGAAGAAACCCTTCAGGGCACACAAAAACTATTGGCGCGTGTAGTAGAGGAAATGCGAAATCCCCAAAGTTGTGACCTGTTTTATTATTTAGAGGAAAACAGCATACAAATAGTACCCGTATGGGGCAAGGCGGGTACCAATGGCTATATGATGAGCTTAAATTTGCGTAGTCCCCAATAAGTCTGTAAATTGCAGACATGACAGAAGCACAGGTAAACGAAATATTTAACGAGTTGATACAGAACGTGGCGCAGATGGAAAAAGTTGGCGTAGACCGTAAACTCAGGTACATCTATAAGAATCCGGGGCAGCGTCCTACCACTTTCGCCAAGAAATTGGAGCTGTTGTACAAATGCGATAAACTTACTTTAAAATGAACCGACTGGACAAAAGGCAGCGACAACAGGACACCATTGTACTGGAAAACCGCTACATACGGCAGGTATTGCAGGAAGAAGGGCAGAACATACTACAGGCGCAGACAAAGCGCATGAGCGGTGCGGGTTTTAGTAGCCCGGAGCTGTATGCCAACAGGAGTATAAGCGTATCTGATACGGTAATGAGCTACGAACATTTGGCCAAGCACAGATTTATAGATATGAAGCGCCGCCGCACCAAGGACGGCGTTATAAAGAAAAAGAACCATCCTATACACAACCGCATTTTATGGGGCCATGCCAACAATGTTGTACGGCGCATAACCTTTGGTTTTACCGAGGACGTAAAGGCAAAAATGAGGAACATAAAATAGAAAATTGGTTTGCGATAGGCTACACTTATAAGTACATACGACCAACTGTTACAAAGCCCCGATATTTGGGGCTTTGTATTTTGAAAACGATTAATTTCTATCGCTTAACTTTTAATTATTAACTTATGAGTAAAAAAAGTGGGGCGAGAGCCTAACGGACCTTAGGTCTATGGACAGCAGCGAGAACCTGCAAAAAACCTTGGACAATTTGTGGCAAGGCTACTTGGAAAGCCATGAAGCAGATGACCGGCAACAACGTATAGCGGTGTACTTGCTGTACAGGCAATTGAGAAAAATGGTATAAACTAAAGCGGCCCTTGTGGCCGTTCTAAAATTAATGAGAATGAAAAATACTTTATTAATATTTTTATTTTTAGCTTTTAATCTAGGCTGTGTTCCTCAATCTCGTTTTGATAGGTTAACGGATAAAATGTTGGATTTGGAGCAACAGATTATTGCTTTAAATTCAGAATTAGATAACTGTGAAAATGGGGCAGTTAAAATATTTGCCAAACTTTTAAAAGAAATGGAAAACCAAAACTATAATGCAGTAATAAATCTGAGCACTCAATTAAAAAGTAGGCATCCAGGTTCAGAGGAAGAGAAGGCATCTATGGATTACATGAGAAAAGCGCAGAAAGCTATTGAAATAAATGAAAAGAACAAAATTGAAAGCGCCAGACTTGAAAAAGTCAGAGAAGAAAAGAAAATTAGATTGGCGCTAGGAAAACTAAGAAGTAAATATGATGAATTTACTAAGACGACTTATTATTTTGATAAGAACTCCCCAAGTTATGTTAACAGGAACGGATTTTATATTAGCATAGGTAAAAAGGAGGGATTTAAGCCCACATTAAATTTATCTATTCAATACGTTGCTGATGATTGGTTATTTATTGAAGCATATACCATTATGGTAGATGATTTAATTTGGGATTTAAACGAGGAAAGATATGGTGAAATTCAATCCGATAATGCAGGTGGTAAAATATGGGAATGGCTAAGTAGACCAATGTCAGATGGTCATATGGTTATGTTGGAACATATTGCAAATGGGAAGGATGTAAAAGTTAGATTTCATGGAAAAAATTACAATTACGATAGGAAGATATCAAAAAGGGAACAGCAAGGGTTTAAAAATGTTTTAGATGGATATCGGTTTTTATTTGAAGAATGATAAATCATAATTCCAAAAAACAACCCCAAAAAAAGAGGATTTAACTCCAATGACTGGGGCAATTAAAGTGAGTTAATGCGTTTAACCAAAAGCGGCCTTATTGGCTGTTATAAAATTAATGAGAATGAAATTATCAGAAGAAACTTATTATCATAAAGACAGCCATATTGTTGAAAACGACAACCTAATAAAGGAGATTTTAGAGCTTACCGAAAAAGAGTTGTCTCAGCACCAATTATATTATACGAGAATAATATCTAAAAAAGTGCGAAGGATAGCTTCTTTATTAACCTGGTCTTTTTGGCTGGTCATTTGTTATTTAGTACTTAAATGGTTTATTGATATTGGTTTTTCGGGTTTAACTCGTTTGCAATAATTAAAATTTCTAATAAATATTACCTATACAAGTATGAAAGAAGATACCGATAAGGCTCAAAAAAAATACAGAAAAAATCAAAAACAGAATAAGGCACTAAAGGATTTGTCGGTTATAAGAAATTATGTTGAATGGGCTTTTTGGATATGGATAGTTCTATCTGTATTGCATCTTGCTGCTGAAGGAACCATGACGCTTATTTTTCAGTAATAAATATCTGTTGCAATAATTAGCCGCATAAAAGTTTTTCATTACCGCGGTTATGTAATATTTTTTTCTTTAAACGCGCACCATTTGTTGATTGTTAAAAAAAATAGACAATAAAGTCTATTGAAACTCTTACTATCACTGCGTTATAGACACATAGATCTACATTGCAAATTTCTTCTTATGCAAACGCATTTTTCTAATTTCCTTTTTATATGTTTGCTTTGCATAACAATAAGAGTTTGAGAAATATTAAAAATTTAGCCCATCCCAAGAAAGTAGGAGAGAGACCTATATCTACACGATTCGCTCTGTTGTTATGCAGTTCTTGGCGGTGGGTGTTTTTAAATAATATATTATGCATAACAACAGAGAAAAAGTGTTCCAACCAGAAACTTTTTGGCCAAGTATTTCAATATGGTTGGCAGAGATTGCCGGTCAACAATCATTAGAAGGCCACAAGATTGCCGTACACCAGTGGTACGATACCTTTATCCTAAGCTATGATGCGGACG